GCCATATTCACATTAACATCATAAGCAGTCAAGCCTTTATTCATGCCATAATTTTGCGCTTCTGTTGTAGAAACTATGCCGTCTTTATTTACATCTGCGGCTGCTCTGGCTCTGGCCATTGAAGATGAGGACATATTATTTGTTAGTGCACCATGAACTGTTTCTCCCAAAACAGCAGCACCATACGTAGGAGTTGCGCCCAAGGATGCGGCAGCTGCTTGTTCAGCTGAAATATTTCCAGCAATATTTGCCAATCCGAATGCCTGACCTATAGGTGTTGCATTCATAGCAGTTGAGCCAATGTTTGCCAAAGCACCTGCCAAACTTGATTTTGATGGACCAATAGATCCAAATGCTGGGTTGCTTCTATTAAAACCTGCTGAAAGATCGTCAAACTCTTTTACGCCAAAAGCAGACAATGCACCTTTTTTCTCAGCCATCTCTGTTTCCTATCTTTGAGGTGGTGGCATAGCACCTTGTGGTGGCAATGCACCCATTGGTGCTGAACCACCTGTTCTGCTTCTTATCTCTGAAACTTTGTTCTGTAGATATTCAGCCATTTGATTTTGGTCCATTGGTGCTTCTTGACCTTGAGGAGCTTCTTGTGGCAATCCACCCATCTGGCCAGAAAACTGGCTTGGGTCAACTTCAGTTGCTACCTGATCAATTGCCTCGTCTGGTGTCATGCCCATTGAGATTAAAGTTTGTATTGCATCTGTTATCTCAGGAGGAAGAATCGGCATTGAAGGAGATGGATCAAAGTCTGGTGCTGGTGCTGGTGCTTGGCTGCGCATCATCTCAGTTGCGCGCAAGTCTTTTTTCGACTGTATAACCTCGTTTGAATCACCAGCTTGTGGGAAATATTGAACCATAGCATCATCATATTCTTTTGGGCTAACAGCTGCAGCAGAATCTTTTCTAAGTAGTGCTGTAATAAATTCTTTTTCAGACATTTCCATTTTTAATCATCTCCATCTGTAGTTTGGCTGCATTCTTCTCTCGTTCAATCTGAAGATCAGCTTCTAATTTTGCGACCTTTGATTGAAGATCAGCTTGGGCTTTTGCCATTTCAATTTCCATGTCCTGACGAGCTTGGGCTTGTTTTATGTCCATAGCATTTTGAGCTTTGGCCTGATCAGCGGCGATCTGTGCTTGAGTTCTTGCCTGAAGTGATTGGGCTTCAAGCTCCGCAAGCTGTTGAGCATATTGAAGTGGGTTCTTCTGTTGCCCTGCCAATGCAGCAATAGGTTTGATAGCTTCCATCTGAGGTGATGTGGCTACGACCTGTGCAGCTTTCTGGGATATAATCATATCCATTCCAGGATCAATATCTTCAAACGTAAAGTCTGGATCTCTGAGGTCTGGGATGCTTGGTAATGGAACGCCAATGGCAGCTTGCATCCGTTGACGATACAACAACGCAACGTGTTCAGCAATATGCGCAATAAGCAAAGGCTGCATCGCTGCAGCTCCAGGATTCCCTGCCAAAGATGGATCTTGCATAAACTGCATGTGAACTGCTATGTGTGCATCATGATCTTGCTCAGGGAATGCTTTGATTGGTTTGCCATACATGATGCTCATATTCTCATCAATAGGATCAAGCCTGACTGCCTCTTTTGGCTCAATAAGAATCTGGTCTATGTTGGGAATGCGGATGGCTTCATACATGCGCTTGTAGGCTTCATATAAATTATGCAACTGAGGTGCGGCATTGGCCATTTGCAATATTGATTGAGCTTGTGCGATGCGTTGGGCTGTGCTAAAGATGTTTGGGTCGCTGACTGGGATAACATCTATGCGAGCGTCAAAATCAGCTGCATAAATCATATCTGAAGAACCAGACAAAGCGAACTCAAACTGTTCGGGCAAGTATTTCGCATTTAATCTTGCGAGCAACTTAAACTCTTGACCTTGTGCATAATGCAGACGTTTGTGTATTGCTGAAAATGATTTGCTGCCTTGTTCAATCAGAGCAACTGTTGTGCCGACTGGAGCATTGGGGTTAACATCCCCAACATTCATATCTGAAGTGTTGGCAAAACGCTGCCCAGCCTCTGTTATAAAACCAAGCAGATTAAACAGCGCACCACTAGGCTCTTTAAAGGGCAAAGGCATTATTGCTTTGTTAACATCGTCAACAGTCGCATCAAGATCAGCAAACTCTCCAGGATTAATCTGAAGGTCGCCACCTGTAACTCTGCCTTTTAACTTAAAGCCACCTTGCATGTTTGCGAATGCAGCCGAATCAAGCAAGGCTCTGAGCGATCCTGTTGCTGCTTTTCCTAGGCCACCAATCAGGTGATAAAGACCAAATCCATAAAACCCAACTCCAGGAAGAAATGGGTAGCTGACGAACCAATCAAGACGCTTCATCTTTGAATCTTCTGGGTTCCAGTTTCTTCGGACGCTTAAAACTTTCTCAGCATCATAATCAACTGTAATAACATATGGCATCCCGACAACATTGTCATCATTATCAGAGTCGTCGTAACCATCAACCCCATCAAAAGAATCATAAACATGCATCTCAAGAAGAGTCATGGTCTCGTCTGAATTGCTGTATGGGTCAACACCTTCAATATCTTCAGTTGTGTCGCCTGATGGGTCAATGCCATCACCACTATACTCACTAGGCAGATACCAGCCAGCCTCAACATATTTATTAAACTCATTGCGAGGCATGCGGATTAAATGAGTATATCTCTGTGAGGTGTAAAGATCTGTGCTTTCTGGTGCAACAACAAAGTCCTCAGCTTTAACAAACTTTGAACACTGGCGATCAAGATTAGCATCCCACCAAACCTTTTTAAAAGCATGGCCAACAAGTGGAAGCTGGAAAAGCATTTTATCAAGATCAGGAAAATACTCAGGCATCTCTTGTGTGATCTGATAATTCATAAAATCTTTAACACGACGAGCTTGTTCTTCAACTTCTTCGTCTGGGTTGCCAACTATAATAGTTTTGATTGGTCCACCAGAGGGATACAACTCTGCGATAGCTCTGGCATTAAACTGGGTTGCAGCTTCTGCGATCATAGGATGAACAACAGTGCTCAAGCCTCGGCTAGCTCTGGCATCTTCTTCTTCACTCATCCCACCATCAGGATCAACAGTGCGCAAGCCAGCTTTGTATCGCTCTTCCCAATCAGAGCGAGCTTCTCGGTCTTCTTCATATGTTGTTATTAAGTGAGATGCTTTGCCTTTTAATTCTTTTTCTGATATTTCTTCAGCAAGGTTTGAATCAAATTCAGTGTCAATGTCTTGTGATATGTCTAGGCTTGGATCGCCAATAAGAACTTCATCATCCCCAAAAGCCTCAACTTGAAGCTCGTCTGAGGGAGAACCTTCGGAGAATGGTATCGGTTGTCTAGCCATACAGAGTTATCCTTTTTGTCTCAGCAGGTTCATCATCCTCATAATCAGTAGAATGACTGATAAACCAACCTTTACGTAACCGCAACCACGCCTGAGTGCAAGTATCAACTATATCGTCATTGTCTCCTGCTGGAAATGCAGCGCATATGTCTATTAAATCTTTAGCCCATTTTTTGCTTGCAGGAAAGTAAATTCGTCCATCCTCCAACAAAGCTGATGATGCATGGGCACGAGCTTCTTTGTCCCTATCTGGGTTGTACTCAAGAACTGGGACGCCAGCCATGCGTAAATCTTGTAGCAAACTTTGGCCAGATGCTTTCTTTTCAATTAAAACTGCGTCTGGTTGCCATTCATCATATGCCTCTTGAGCTAATGTCCTCAGCTCTGGGTAAGTAACTCTGTCATACCACATCTCAATAACAATTACATTTATCTGGCCATTCTTGCGGAACACTCCCCATGTTGTTCTAGCTGAGTATGAGCTTTTTTCTTTTGTTGAGAATGCTGTATCGTAAGATTGTATCACATATTCAATATCGGGCAGATCATCACTCTCCCATGGAACCCACCATTCAGCTCGCAAGATTCCCCCACCTTTCGGCATTGGGCGTTGCTGCAGTTGTCCTGCGGAGGCATATGTACCCAGTGACCTCTCGAGATTTGAGAGTGTTGCTTCATCAATTCTTTCTGGCCAAAGGAGTTCACCCTCTTTTGTCCTTGGGTCTGTAAAGTTGAGTTTTGATTTTGTCTCACTTGGGTGTCCGACCTCATAGCGAGCAGGTAAGCATAAATGATCCCAATCGTCATGTTCATTCGCCAATATGTGCCCAGTCAAGTCGTTCTCATGAACTCGCTGCATTATAATTACAAAGGCACCAGTCTTAGGATCATTGAGACGAGTCTGCATAGCTTGATCCCACCACTCAAGAACACCTTCCCTAACTGCTGATGATTCAGCCTCACGCACGTTATGCGGATCGTCAATGACTATAATGTCACCACCCTCACCAGTCAACGCACCATCAACTGAAGTAGCAATACGCATTCCAGTCTTGTCGTTCTCAAACCTTTGCTTTTGGTTTTGGTCACCTGTCAAAGAAAACTTGTCACCAAAATGATTCTGGTACCATGGGCTTGATATGAGCCGACGACATTTAACCGAGTCTCTGACGGAAAGTGATGAAGCGTATGATGCGAACAAGAATCTTTTTTCTGGCTGGATAGTCCAAGTCCAAGCAGGTAGAGCCACTGCCACTGAGATTGACTTCATGTGCCGAGGAGGAATGTTTATTATCAGACGCTTGATATCACCTTCAACAACAGCTTGTAAATGTTCACTGATTGCATCAAGGTGCCAGTTGTCATAGAAGTCGCGTCCTGGCTCAATCGTTGGCCATGAGCTCTTCGTAAACTCCTTCAGAGATCTCTTCATCTTCTCCGCTCTCACTTGTTTCAATGACAGCGTGTTCAAGAACTCGTTCAATTGTGGTGAGGTCATTATCGCTCAATCTGCTGATGTCCAGCACCTTTCTCTCTTCAATTTGCGCAGTTACTTCCACTGCTTTTAAATCAGGGACACATTTACCGAGAAGAGTTTTAGCGGCCAGAACTCTTAGATCTGGGTCTGCGCCAACCTTCCCAACATTTGATATCTCCCCACCATCTTCTTTGTAAACATTAAAGATCTCTTTCCCTGCCATAACATCCGCAAGGAATCCAACTGGGTCTGCTTGTCCCATGATCCAATTTATTGTTGTGTGGTGATTCCACTTGTATGGTTTTGCTCTTTTGGACTTCTGATTGGCCATTGGCTCAACTGATTTAAACCTGCCATCCCAGTTCTCTGGCTTAACAGGTGGTCCATTCTTAACAGGTCTCTGTACTTGGAGCTTCGCATCAGAGCCTTTTTGCTTCTTTGAAGGCATATTTTTATCCTTTAAACCTTAGTTTCAGTGGTCAACTGTAAGAATAACTGTCACAACTATCGCTGATTTTTAAACAAAAAGAAACCCTCCTTTTCAAGAGGGTTAAGTTTAAGGGAGGAATCATGCGTTGGATTCCTCTTAATGATAACTTCCTCTGGCCATTAAGTAAAGTCTTCATCATCATTAGCTGGCATGAATGGCCAATGGCCTTTAGGATCAACTGGGGTTTTTGAATAACAATCGTTACAATACCACTGACCTTCAGAATAAACTGCCAAGAATAATTCACCAACTGATTGAGGTGCACCACCGCATCCCCTGCAAGGATCACCATGCCAAGTATACCAATAATGACTGCCCATGTTTTCAGTGCCAATGTAGTCTGAAAATCCTGCAAGAACCATTGTTCTGGTTTTTGAGTCATGTTCAAGATCACGCCTGAGTTCTGAAAACCTTTTGAAGTCTCGCTTCAACTCAGCATGAGTTTTGTTGCAACAGAGGCACCTGTTCTGGTGCACCCTTTTGCCGTCAATAGTTCTGAACCATTCACCTTTGTGATTGTTTATCATAGCCCAATACTCTGAGCAAACGTCATGCAAGAGTTATACTCAGTCCACAAAGACTGATCCCAAGTCTGACAACCAAGCATAAAATTTATAACGCAAAACACAACCAGATAAATGAAACCGAAGAATGTTAGCGTTGCAAAAATATTTCTAATCATTTCCATTTCCTTTCTCAAAAGAGAGGGTGAGGTCAATCCCCACCCCCAAACCTTAACCTAAAAATTGTAATCGTAAAACTTTCT